GTAAATGGTGGTGTAGAAATTATGATGAAACCAACTAAGGCATCTGATTACTATGTTTCTCTTACTAATACCAAGGCATCATACAAGCAAATCATACCAGACTCATACACGATCAAGAGAGGGAGTGCCACTATATCAAGTGTCTAGTATCGCTTGACTTACTTGTCTAAATATATTATACTGAAGGTAATTAAAGATTTATTATGGAAAAGGATCTTCGACCCTACTTGGCACAGATTTTTATAAATTTCTCAAAACGTTCAATTAAATTATTGGACAACGAGGGATATGAACAAACCGTTGAATTCAAATTTGACGATGAAGGTGCTGAGGGTTTTGCTGAAACTGTTAATAGCATCAATGATGACCCGAATCTAGACTCTGATATGGTTACCTATTGTTTCGCAACCGCATGACAGACATTCAAGAGATTACAGCAGAGGAGGCAGTTGCAAACCTGCCTTTTCTACTGTCTTTAACAGAAAGAAATAGAACTGTTTGGAAAATTAAAAGTCCAGATGGTTCTGTTGCCTTACTATCACCAATAATCCAATCAGGTCCTCCTGTAGATCAAGAAGTGATTGATCAGGTTGAAGAGTTCCGCACCAAGTTTTTGAACGATGAAAGTTCCCAACTGGCAACACCACTCGAAGAAAGAACAAAAGAGGCATCTTAAACCTCAGAAACTCCGTCAAGCTAAAAAGCGATTAAAACTGTTCATTTCAAAACTACGGAGGAAAGATGGCGAAGGTAATTCAATTCCCTAGTAGGGGACAAACAGCAGAAATGGAGTATGAACTTATACTCTCAGAAGTAGAAGACAGAATTAAGTATTACAATATGGAACTTGATAAGGCAGGTCAATTATATAACTTGCTTTTAAACAATACCGATGCTTAATGTCTTATAAATAATTCTTGTAAGAAAAGGTGTGATTATTCGTGGCAACTAAAAAGATATCACAGTTAGAAACAATATCAGACTCCAATTTGTCGGGGGAAGCGATTCTTCCTGTTGTGGTATCCGATCCATTGATTCCTAACAGAAAAGCAAAAGTTAATCAGTTATTCAAAGGATTAGCACAGGGTACAAAAGATGCACCTGGTCTTTGTTTTGATTTGGACAGAGACAGTGGAATATACCAGAACGCATATGACCAAGTGGGAATTGCTTTTGGTGATGGTGGTTTGTATATGAGTCGTATTGTAAACACTGCAAGTAGCACATCATTATATGTTACTGCGGTTGATGATACTGCTGCAAACGCTGACCTTGTTTTTGCACCGAAGGGAACTGGTGCTGTAAAAGTTACAGGTCAATTCCTTATAAGTGATGGATCTTTCGTATTGGAAGATGCTCAAGGACCTAAAGCAAGATTTGAAGTAAGTAATGTTGGTACTGGTACTAACACTAGAATCATGACATTACCTGCTATTACATCTGGTAATGGTACAACTTTAGTTGGTTCTGATACACAACAGACATTAACTAATAAAACTATTTTAATTGATGAAGATAACTTGGTTATCACAGACACTGCTGATGAGGCAATATTCCAACTTAACTGGGCGATAACATCTGGTGCTAGACGTTCTTATTTCTTACCTGATGCAGGTACAGTGACTACAACTGCTGAACCAACTGCAACTGCATCTACATTGTTGGATACAAAAGCAGAACAAACATCTTTGAATAAGACTCTCGTTAATTTAAAGTTAGCGAAAGACGCTGAAGTTGCAACAAGTTGGGCACAGTTTGATACTACTGCACTAACTGCAAATAGAACTATCACGATGCCTGACCAAAATCTTACATTGGTTGGTACTACAGCAACACAAATTTTATCTGGTAAAACTCTTTTGACTGCTATATTGGCAGATCCTTCAGATATTACTAAAAAGATAACATTTAGTATTGCAAACCAAAACACAATTTCTAACGAAACTTTCCAGTTCCCTCCTACCAATTTACTAAATAACTCAGGTGCTGTAAATACGATCGTATCTGAACTTGCTACGCAAGATATTTACAACAAATCTCTGTATTCACCTGCAATTAAATTTACAGGAAATACAGCAGGTCAGGTTACTTTATCAGCAGAGGGTATTTCAGGTCCTCGTGTTATTAAGTTCCCTGATGCTAACGCTACTCTGTTATCTACAGAGAACGTTACACTTGATGATGTTACATTCGGTGCAGGTATCGGTGCTAACAACTTAACTGGACAAACCAGACAACAACAATTCTTTTATTCTGGATTCTAATAAATGGCTAAACAAGGAATTTTAGCAAAATCAAAACCGTCTGGTGCTACTAATACATTATTGTATTCAGCACCTATTGACTCATCTGCAAGTACAGTTTTAACTGTAAACGAGCAAGGTGGATCAGGAACTACGTATGATGTTGCTCTTAAAAATTATGATCAAAAGATGACCTTAGGTTCATCTAATTATCTTTTACATGAAGGTGATGTAGTAACAGGTTATAGGGTGACGTTAAATACACCACTACCTGCATCCGCAGGATTAAATGCAGGTACTTTACTGACATCATCTTCTGGAGAAAAAACTTTTAAATTTGAATCATTTTATCTACCTGCATTTACTGAAGTAGTTGTCAAAGTCAAAGCAATTCGTGCCCTAACCTTAGAATCCACTTCGGGTACATTTGCTGTAGGAGAGACATTTAGCACAGGAACAGCACCCAACGCTACAACTGCAACAATATTTGCTGCTGCTGAGGGATCAGGAACTTATACAGTTTATATCGGTCCTTCTACTATCAACGGATCTGGTGCAGAATTTGCTGCAGGTGATAGTGTATCATCATCTGGATCTGCAACTGGTACTATTTCTACTGGTGGTATCGGTGCTGCAGTTAATGAATTTACATTTACTGAGTCTGGTGGAACTGAAGATTTATATTTGGGAACAGTACTAACAGTATTTTCTGATAGAGTTTATCGTTTTAATGTGGCAGACTCATCATTATCTGGTCTTGATTTTAGTTTATCTACAGTTGTTAACGGAGAATGGGGTCCTGATGGTACAGCAGGAAACTCTGATGATGGTACTGAATATACTACTGGTAGGACAACTAACGGAACTGCAGGTTCTAGTGGTGCATACATTCAATATGATTTCACGCAAGATACGAACCTGAGTGGTAATTTATATGTTTATGAAGGAACGACTGGTACAGCAGGTAACTCTGCATATGGTGGTTCTGATAGATTCTTAACAGTTTCAAATGCCTTTGTATATTCTGAGTTATATGTCTATGATATTACAGGTACATGGACAAACTCCACAGATAGTTTCTTATTCAATGGTGTGACATATACTGTGACTGCACAAACTGCAGGAGCATATGGATTTATCCGTAGCTACTCAGGTACAACTGCATACGTAATCAAAGGAACTGGATCTGCTGATTTTACAACGAGTTCTACTTTCCAAGATAATCCTAAATTAGCAGGTGCAGCAAGAACTGCAGTGACTGTGAGTAGTATTGATGTTGCTTCAACTGCTGTAGAAACACAAGAGTATCTCCGTAAGGATAATACACTTGCTGCAGATTCTGCTGAAGAAATTAAATCATTGGTAATCGGTCCTGGTGAAAGACTGATTGTCGAATGTGCTGCAGCAGAGGCAAACTTCGTTCTTATTGGATTTGAAGATGCATCAACTGCATTTACTCCAAGAACCTACGAAGGTGCAGCAGCAGATAACGCTGCAAGCGGTTAATCTCACTCAATAAATAACTAAAAGGCGATAGTTAAATGTCACTAACGAGACTCAAGAATATTATTACGTCCAGAACTGGACGTATCATATATGTCAACCCAGACGATTTCGATGCATCTGATGCGATTGACAACAGGGGTAACTCTGCTTTGCGTCCGTTTAAAAGCTTACAGAGAGCATTTTTAGAAGTAGCAAGATTTTCATATAGAGTTGGTTTAAGTAATGACGAGTTTGATGCTTTTAGTATCATGCTCTACCCTGCTGAGTATGTTGTAGACAATAGACCAGGCGATGTTTTATATACAAACGTTGCACCTATTGATGCAAACTCAAACCTAGACTTAACTTCTCCTAACAATGTTCTCTACAAATATAACTCTGTTGAGGGTGGTATTATTGTTCCAAGAGGTTGTTCACTTGTTGGAACTGATCTTAGAAGAACTAAGATTATACCTAAGTATGTTCCTTATCCTACTACATATGCTGCCAAAGGTATTAATACAGACGCTCAAGTCCCGCCAAGAACAGCGATCTTCAAAGTCACTGGTGGTACATACTTCTGGCAGTTCTCGTTCTTCGATGGAGCAGAGGAGGGAGTATATTTCAAACCTGATTCAGTCACAACTTTAGCACCTAAATTCTCTCATCACAGACTTACATGCTTTGAGTTTGCTGATGGTCTTAATCCTTTATCATCTCTTATTGCAAACGGTACAGTTCCTAACGCAGATTATTCTGCAGTATCAAACATATTATCAAGAACAGACTTAGAAATATATTATCAGAAAGTATCTAAAGCTTTCGCAACTATACCTGATACATCTGGTGATCCTTCAACTGACCAAATACAGGCAAGGGTTGAGGAAAACAGAATTGTTGGACCTATATCTGACGAATACAGAGTTCTACAAATCACACGTAATGGACAGACTGCTACTGCTGTTACTGTTGACGAGTTTGATGATCCAAGAGATCATGGATTCTCTGTTGGTGTAAACATCAACGTTAGTGGTGTTACTGGTTCGACTGGATCACAGTCAGAACCTGATGCTGCATTATATAATGGTTCATTTACAGTTACATCTGCATCTGGAAACGTATTTACATACCAAATGCAAGGTGAACCAACTGGTAATGCTGTAGGTTCCAACATCACCGTTAAGACTGAGATTGATACTGTTGACTCTGCATCACCATACGCATTTAACCTATCACTTAGATCAGTGTGGGGTATGAATGGTATGCATGCAAACGGTGCAAAAGCAACTGGTTTCAAATCAATGGTTGTGGCACAGTTTACTGGACTATCACTACAGAAGGACGATAGAGCATTTGTAAGATATAATGCATCAACTGGAAACTATGATGTAGCAACCTCAGGAGACGGTGCACACCTAGATGGATTTGCTGAGTATAGAAAAGGATGGGGACATGAGCATATCAAGTGTTCAAATGACTCATTCATACAGGCGGTTTCGGTGTTCGCTGTTGGATACTTTGGTCACTTTACTGCACTAAGCGGTGGTGATATGTCAATCACCAACTCCAACTCTAACTTTGGTAACACTGCTCTTAGATCAGCAGGTTTCAAAGCAAAAGCATTCTCTAAAGACAAGGCAGGTGCATTAACACACATCATACCACCTAAAGCTTTAAATGTTATTTCTACAACTGCTACTGGTGCTAGTGGGTCAAATACTATTACGTTGGCAAATGATGGTAGTGTTAATGGTATCATACAAGGTATGACTATAACAGGAGCTAATATTGCAACGGGAGCTACAGTCGGAAATATAAACTTAAGCACAAGAGTTCTTACACTTACAGGAACAAATACTGGTGCAGTCAATGGAAACGTAATCTTTGGTGAAGAGACATCAATTAACTGGGTCAACATTGATATTCAAAGAACTAAAACAATCAACGCATCACTCGCAGGACAGGGTGGTACACCAGGTACAAGACTATATCTATATGGTTATACAGTACAAGCATCTCCACCAACAACAAGAGTACAGGGTTTTGCAGTCGGAGCAAGACAAGATGGTACAGGAGCTAGTGCAATAGCAGATAAGATTAACTGTTTACTTGTAGCACAGGGTGCAACTGAAGCAAGCACACAGTCAGCAAGCATATCACCTTATGGTCCTAGTGTATCAGGATTAGCAGCAGGTGTTGTTGGATCACCATTACAGTATGATGAAAATACATATACAATTAATGGTGTAGCAGGATCAGTCGGTGGATGGTATCTATCAGTCAGTTCAATTAATAATCAAATATACACAACTCTATCAACTAATACAACATATAATACTGTAAGTTTCACACCAACTACATTTCTTAAGAGAATACCTGACCCAAGAGACTTACAAGATAGAACTTATCGTGTGAGATATGTAATTGATAAAGATAAGACTAATCCATTACCAAGAGATCCCCTCTCTGGTTATGTTATGCAACCATTGAATAGTGATACTACATCATTCAACTTGACTAAGTGTTTCTACATCTATGATATTGAGGTTGTACAACCATTTGTAAGAGGTACAGATGATGGAATATATTATCTAACATTACTATGCGGTTCTATTGCACCGTCAACATCTAACTTTAACGACAGGAAGTTCTCACAGAACGTTAACGAAGTATATCCTACATTTGACAGAGATAATCCAATCGCTGATCCTGCTGCTGCAGTTTCTGTTGCAGACAATGAAACTATCGGATTGGTGAACTCAACAGATGGTGCATCACCACCTGTCAAAGATCCTAAGTTATCAATTACTAAGGAAGCAACTGTATTCTTACTAACTGATACAGGATGGACACAACCAGGTACTACACCTAACTATGACTCAGTTAACAAGAGACTATCTAACGTAGAATTAACTGCAAGAGCAGGAGACGAAGAAGTAAGAAAGATTAAGATAAGAGAAAACAATGATGGTACAGTGGCACCAATCAACGTTGAGTTTAGACGACACTCAATTCTGAGATCAGGAAACCATACGTTTGAATACCTTGGTTTTGGTCCAGGTAACTATAGTACAGCGTTCCCTCAAACACAGGTTGAAACTCTATCACAAAACCAGATTAGATTCTCACAGTCAATTAAAGAAGAAGGAGGAGTTTCTTTCTACTCAGGACTGAACTCAAACGGAGATCTATTCATTGGTAATCAGGTTATCAACCCAGTCACAGGTCAGATCACTAACGAAGACGTTGCACAGTTAAACGTTGTTGGTGAAGAGAACACAACCATTGAGACATTCTCTGAGTTGGTTCTAACGGACAAAATAACTGTTATTGGTGGAGCATCAAACCAGTTAGAATCTATCTTTGCAGGTCCTGTTACATTCCAAGGACAGAGTACGTTTACTAATAACATATCTGCTAAGAAACTTACATACTTCAACCAAGATGGTACTGTTATCAAACAAACTCTACTAGCACCAGAAAATGCAAGTGGACTACCAGACTTCTCTAATATCACAGGATATGATACACCTGCTGATGGAGATATAGTTTACAATATCAACTGGACACCAGGTAAATCACTAGGTTGGATATACTATGGTGCAGCATGGAAAGAGTTTGGTTTAACAGACACAGGGGATATTAACATATCTACTACAGGCAATGGTCACATTGGTTTAGGAGAATCTCCAGATGCAACTTACAGAGTTAGAATTAATGGTTCTGTTAGAATAGATGGAGACGTTGTTGGTACTGGTCGAGGTGTTGTTGGATCAGACAAATATATTACTAAATCATATACAGGTGATGGTACTACTTTAACATTTGCAGTCACAACATATAGTGGAGGCATCAAACACTCTGATGATTCACTCTTAGTATTCCTCAATGGTGTAGCACAGATCGCAGGAACTAACTACACAGTCGATTCAAATGGTGCTAACGTCGTATTCTCATCTGGGGATGCACCATTATCAACTGATACTATTCACATATTAGAACTACCTATCTAATCTCATGGCTATTTCAAGAATTAGTGGAAATCAAATTTCTACTTCAACAAGTGCAATTATAACTACATTGAGTTTTTTAAACACTAACTCAATTTTTAGGTTGCCTTCAGGTACTCAGGCACAAAGACCTACTGGTGTTTCAGTTGGTACAATGCGTTTCAACTCAACTAATGACTCTGCTGAAATCTATAAGGCAGATGATGGTACAGGTAGTGCAGGTTGGGCACCATTAGCAGGAGGAGGACCTTCATTAGGAACTGATAGTATAATTCGTACTAACCCGACAACGATAGCAGAAAATATAACAGTCGGACCTTCAGCAGGTGCAGAGTTTGCCAACGGAATGAGTGCAGGACCGATAACGATTGCAGCAGGATACACAGTCACAGTAGAAAGCGGTGGTGCTTGGAGTGTTAGATAATGAGTCAACTAAACGTTGCAAACTTACAAGGTAACAGTCCAGATTTTAGAATCACTGTTGACAAAGACTCTACTTTGGCACCTCAAGGGTCAGAGATTCGCTTCGTTCAACAGAAATGGCAAAGAATTCCTGTAGGTAATTCAAAAAATTTTTTCGCCCATAAATTCTTTCCTTTAGATATTTTTTCAACAAATACTCAAGGTGGAGCAACTCAAGGATTTATAGATGGTGTTAGATGTACATTAAGTAGAGACCCTACAGTTACAGATTCACCCTCAGGTGGATTCCCTTTAAAAATGGCATTATCTGGTAATGATGCCTATACAAATTCATATAATAACGGTACTGTTTATATTTTAACACCTGCCAGAAATGGTCAGGAATGGACATTTAGCATATATGTCAAGGGCGATAGATCCTTGAGTAATTGTATGATATACATTTTTGAGGTAGATGACTCAGGTAATTATACTAATTTTCATACATCCACTTTTGGTGTAACAACATCATGGCAGAGAGTTTCAAGAAGTGCTACGTTTAGTAATAGTAATACAACAGGTTTATGTGTTAGAATGAACGGACCTACTGGTTCTAGTAGTGGAAATTTATGGTGGGATGGTGCACAAGTAGAATTAGGATTATCAGTCAGTGATTTTGTTCAAGGTATGGACACTCCAAAACATGATGCAAACTCAAGAGAAACAGGTTCAATACAATACAATGCTCAGACAACTAATTTAAGATTATATAAGGATCAAGAATTTGTAGATTTGGCAGGAGGAGCAAATGAAGGTGGAGCAGTTGGTTCATTTGGTAATGGTGGAGGATTTACAGTAGGAGAAGGAGCAAGAGATACATCACATAGTGCATTAACAGGAACAGAGAATGAAATATTATTTGAAGGACTAAGATATAATGATGGTCCTTCTGGTGATGAAACTTTAAGTTCAACAACTAATACACGTTCATTCTTAGAGTATGTTTCATCAACAAGTTCTAGCGACTTTGCATTTCATACAGGACATAGTAGTCCAGGTAATGTCTCTTGGCCACAGTATCTTGCAATTAAGGTTACTCCATATCCCTTCGGACAAGTAGTTAATAGAGTTAGATGGTATAAACATACAAATGCTATTGGTAATGTAAATATTTGGGGATCCAATCAAGATATAAACCGTACTAACTTTACAGAGACAGGAACACAATGGACATATATTGCAAGACTTCACTTTGGTGGATCAGGTTCTGGTAGTGAGGGATCACAGAGATCCCAAAGTTTTACTAACGTGTATGGATACCGTTGGTATTTGTTAGAATTGATGGATATTAATTCATCTGCACTATCATATCCCTCTTATGGAACTAGAGGTGGTTGGGCAATGTATCCTTTAACACTCGATAATACATAATAATATGAGTCAAGTACAAGTCAGTAAATTAGCAGGAGTAGCAACAACACTAGGACAGATCACAGTATCGCCTGGTCATACTCTTAATGTTGAAGGAAAATTAAAATTTAATTCCACTGCTGCACATCAATTACCCTCAGGAACTACAGCAGAGAGACCTACAAGTCCTGTAATTGGTGATACTAGATTTAATAGTGGTACTAATGCGTTTGAAATTTATACTGGTGTACTATGGAAATCACTAGGTGCTGCGGGTGCAGGTGGTACGACTGTTGGAGATTATGCAACTCCTGCTGCTAACGGAATACAAGTTAAACTTGCTAATAGACCCTCTGGTTATTATTGGATACAACCAATAGGATATGAAACACCAACCTATTGTTATGTTGATTGTGATAATTATGATGGTGGATGGGTATGTGTTATGATTGCAGGAAGTGGATCCAATAATCATTATGGAACATTTGAGGCATCAAATTTATATACTCAAACAGTTGATGGTGTGAGTGCATCATATATTCCTGTATCAGGTACTTATTATAGTTCATCAAGTGGTAGAAAATATGCTGATACATTTATTAGAGCAGTATGTGAAGCACGTAATGGTGGTGATGAAGTTATAAATGTCAGGTTAGCAACTAATAACACACAACCACCAGGCGGGGTATATGATACATATAATGGTGGTACAGTTGGTGGAGACGCATGGAACTATGCTTCATTTATTAAATACCGTGGTGGAATACAATATTATAGTAACTTAAATACTGGTGGGGATGGTCGTCAGGGTGACAGACGAGAAGGAAACTTTAGAGTCTCTCATGTATATCCTTACAACTGGGAGCAACCTGGCGGATGGGAGCATATTAGATTATATAACAACGACTATAAAATATTTGATTACCACTCAAATCCATCAAACCTTCAGACATCTCGTTATAGTAATAATAGAGTTCTGTGGGGTTATCAATCCAGAAATGGAATTTATGGTTCAGGTCCTGCCAGTGGTGATGGTCATCCAGGTTATTTCTTTGTAAGATGAGTACAGTAAAAGTAAACAGATTAATTGGTAATTCGGATCACAACTTTGAGATTCAGATGCCTTCTAGTGCAAATTTATTAATCAATGGTTCATATACTGCTGATATAGATTCTGGACTGGTGTTACCAGTAGGAACTACAGCACAAAGACCTACGTCACCAGTAGCAGGTCAAATACGTTATAATAGCACACTTGAAACTGTAGAAGGATATAATGGTACTGACTGGATTAACTTAATGGCATCCGCAGCAGGTGCAAGTAGTACAAGTAGTGCTGATATAGTTAGAAAGAACTTAGTAATGTGGTTGGATGCAAATAATCCAAGATCACTGATGCCTAACTCAACAGATCAGGATGCAAACTACTGGTATGATATAAGTGGAAATAACTTCCATTGTGCCATACCTACTGATAGATATGGTCAAGAGTCTATCAATGGACAGATAGTTAAGTATATGGATTTTTCTGTCAATGGTTCTGGTTGTGCTAAATTAGTTTCACAGGGTAATTACACAGATTCACCTTACTATCCTCATCTGACTGTTATATTCTTCTTAAAATGGAGAACTGATAACAGTCAATGGAGAACACCATTGAGATCACGAAATAGTGACCACCATATTATTGTACAGTCTGGTACAAGAAATCTTGGTATGTATGATAATGATTCTACAGGATTTAATGATACTGGATATGATATTGATCAGTTCAATAACTGGGATAGTAAATTTAACATGTACACATGGAGATTATCTTCATATGAGTCTGGACAGTATTCTCCAAACTATCAGTGTCACTTTAATGATGAGACATCTGCAAGAGCTACTATTAATAGTAGTAATAGTAGATTCAATAGAGGATTCCATCACATAGGTGCATGGGGTAGTGGTACAAGAAATCCTCATGATTCATCACAGAATTGTGGTTCATTCCCTGTCTTTATGGTCTATGGTAGGCATATCAGCACTGCAGAGCAGATCACAATATATAATTACTATAAAGATACATTCGCTATCTGATAAATAATACGAAGGATAAAATACTGAAATGTCTCAATTAAATGTTGATAAAGTTGTATCCCTAGCAGGTGGAGGTGGAACCGCAGAGTTTCAACTGGAAGCGTCTGGCAACTTTAATTTTGATTCTGGAACTCTTTATGTTGATTCTTCTAACAATAGAATCGGTGTTAATGACGCATCACCTAGTTTCACCTTAGATATTGCAGGTACTGACAGTATGATAGTTCCGAAAGGATCTACTGCAGATAGACCAGGATCAGCAGTAGAAGGGATGTTCCGCTATAATAGTACCGACCGAACCTTTGAAGGGTATGCACTTAATTCTTCAACAAATGCTGTAGAATGGGGACCTATTGCAGGGTCAGGTGGAATACCTGCACAGAGTACAAGTAGATATAGTGATGATTATTCAGTCAATGCTTCACTTAAATCTGATGGTACATCATCATATTGGTCACTAGATGGTACAGATACAGACTGGTCAATGGCAAGAATTTGGACTCATGGATATGTTGGAGGAGGATATAGATCAGGTTCACCTTGGAGAAACGTTAATAGAACAGTTCATGCTACTGATACATCAACAAACTTAGGAGATACACTAGACAGATCAGGTTCATATATGTCTGGATCATGGAATGATAGAAGACACTTCTATCACTCAATGGAGAACACATACAGAGGATCATCAACATATACCTCTGGTTTTAGTATGGTAAACGAAGCAGGAATAACTCATCAATCTGCATGGGATATGACAGTGAACAGAGGTTCTATGGGTTCGTTCCAAGATCATGTATTTGCAGGAGGATATTCATACTTACATGGTGGTGGTAACTCAAGAACTGACGTATTTAACTTAAAAACTGAAGTCATGAGAACTTCTGGATTCCCACCAAACCAAAATGATGGTGGTGCTGACCCAACATGGGGAGGACATGGTAGAATGATGGGATGGTGGAAGAGAGATAATAGTAGATCAGGATTTAGATGGGCAAACGAATCGTGGACATCATGGAATCATGGTCCTGGTGGTGATGGATGGAAGAAAATACTTCCTACTATGATCGGACATATGTATGTTGGAACTGGTAATAACAACCAGAATGGTAATCAGAAGTGTGATGATACTACAGGCATACAGGTTAGAGGTCTAAATTTTGGTAACATGGGTGAAGAAAACTTTGAAATGGGTATGAGGAAGGGATATTGTTTAGGTAATTACAATGGTTCCCAGAACAATAACACCTTTAAGGTGAACTATGCAACCGACTCATACAATAATCTTGGTGGATCATCACCACCTACAGGTCACTCTGGTATGAGTTCAGCACACTGCTCATCAGCGAGTGCAATATCTGGTACTGAGACAGATGGTACTGTAAGGTACAATTATGGTACAACTATTCCTAATTACTAATGGCAACGAAACCTGACATAATCGTCATTGACGAAGAGAAATATCCTCATATCGCAACTGTAGGTACAAAGGTTGGTGAGAACCTTGCTTTGGAATACTATGAACTTGATGATGAGCAGTTTCAATACATACCACCACATGTGCATTATCTAAGATTTGATCATGATACAGCAACATATGGTAGAACTCTATGGGGTGAGACTCGATCAATGAAATCTGAGTATTCTCTTGATGGAGACTCAAATCAAGTAAAAGAAAAGGTAGCAATAGACTCTACACTTGGTGCTAAGTATGTCAAACCTTTTATGATAGGGGTGATAACATTAAAGATTCAAGAGATATTTGAAGAAAGGTATTCAACATTATATGACTCATGGGGTTTCTTAGAAAGAGAAACATGGGTAGATCAATTATGTGAGGCAACCGCATATATTGCTGATAATTCCTTTGAGACAAAACTGATACATAGATTAGCAGAGGTTAGAGGATTGACAACCGCAGACTTTGCTGCTATAGTGATTGAGAAGCAAGAAGCATGGAAAACTAAAGTCTATGACCTTGCAGTTCAAGAACAGACATTGATTACCAAACTAAAATCATCTGCAAATGTGATGGACGTTGTAGTTTTCTTAGAAGATTACTTTGGAGAGTCAATGACAAGTGAACAATGTTTAGATTACGGAAGGTGCACACAGGATGACACAACAGGACTCATCAGCAGAAAAGAAGCAATTAAATACGGAATCCAGTTCTAAGGGACATAGGAAACCAAAAGTTTCTATTCCATTTGAAAAGACCCTATCAGATATGAGAGACCTCAAGGAAGGTTGGGACTTGAGTGAATTTGATAAGAATTTAATTGATTGGACAGACTCACAGTTTTTCGGGCAGACGGAATATCAAAACAAATATTTTGTAGTAAACTCACAAGTCACCCCTTGGCGACAAATGAGACAAGTCGTTATGGAAATACAGACTCGTCTCAATGCTCTTCAAAAGGTAACTATACAATATAAACGTACGTTGAATGATATTGAACGTACAAAGTCAGAAATGGCAGAAGAAGAAAATAAATTTTATAAAACAGATAAAGGATTTGAGTTAGAATTACTCATCATTGACCTACAGGTGTGGGATAATAAAATGCGTCAATCTAAAGAAGAGATAGATGGTTTACTCAGAATTATTAAAGAAAAGTTAGGAAAGAAACCTGATGATGATTATGATTTTGAAGAACTAAAAGAGACAGTATTAAATAAAGAGATTGAGGAGAGAGAAGAGCATAAGTATTGGATTGCAAGGATGGCAAAGCAATCTGCTCTTGATTTGCTAACAACTGGTAGACTACAGGCAGGTAATCTTGATAGTATGTTAATGATGTCACCAGAAGATCAGGCAGCAGTTACTGATCTTGCATTAACATATTCTACTGCTATGAATATCAACATAGGTAAGATAAAAGAAGCAGCAGAGAAAAAGGTCGAACATCTCATGGGTGATGAAAAACCTCAAATGTTTGATACAACTGGTATTTTAACTGATTATGCACACAACAATGTCACAGGAAGATCTATTCTCCCTTCCGATAAACCCGAAGATTGAACCTGATTATATTGATGGTAAGATAATACCATTTCTAAACGAACATAAGCATTTAATATACGATTTATATTTTACTACGAGGATGCCACCATTCATGCAAGATGCAATGGGTGATGTATTTCGTGGTACAGGTGATGCACAGGCAGCGATAAAGAACGCATTTTATATCAGAGACAAGACAGGACTACCATTATCAGCGACATTTAATAATATATGGGTGAAACCAGATCAAAAAAATCTTGAGGAATTTATCACCAACTTTAAATTTTTATATGATAATGGTGTAAGAACTGCAACCATTCCCCATACATCATGGGTAATGACAGGACAGATACAGAAAGAATATCCAGAATTAAAGATTAAGAATACTATACTCAGAGAGGTATCAAAACCTAATGAAATAGTATCACTTGCTAGTGCAGGTTTTTATTATATTAATCTTGATCGTGATGTCATGAGAGACAGACCACTCTTAGATAGAATCAAGGAAGCAAAAGAATATTGTGCAGAGAAAGGTAATCCAGTAATGCTATCATTACTTGCTAACGAGCATTGTTGGGGTGGATGCCCGATTATGCCAGAACATTATCATTATAATAGTACAAGAAAAGATAGTGACCCTCAGTATTTTGATAGTGATATTAGTAGAGTATCTTGTTCACGTTGGGATCACTACGATCCTGCATTTTCATTAAAAGAAGCAAACCTACCGCCTTGGAGAGAGGATTGGGAGGAGTTTTTAGATGTCATAGATGTATTTAAGTTGCATGGTAGAGAGTCAGCAACCAGACTTGTAGAG